CCGACAATTTTGCGGAAACAAATTAAAACATCTGTTTATGTTGTGTTTAGATTAGTTGCTTTCATGTTGTACAAGTCTTAGCATTTTTGTAAATTTGCATAGTCAAACCAATAAGCCACAGCAAATTATGGAAGCAATTATAGCCTCGGCCATTGTTTTTTTCTTTCTTATTAATTTCTCTATGTTCATGACGGCTTGGCATGAGGATTGGGATTGGAGATGTATAAAAACCATAGCGATTATTGATTCATTTTTCATTCTGCTTGTCTGCAGCGGTATGTTTTTAGCTTCAGCTTTGTGAAATCATATTCCCATTCACCGAGAAGCCTCATGTGGAGCATTTCAACCATTTTAGACATGCAAGAGTTATATCGCTTGTTGAAATCTACCCTTGCATTGTCATAGATGTTTAATTTGTCACTATCATCAATAACAGATGACGCCCTGTGTAGCTCTTGCTTAAACTCCCTTGCTGCCGAAACTATTTCATAAAAGCTCTCGCGATCTTTATGAGCAAAAAACATTTCTGTTAGCAACGCAATGTTTTCCATTTCAAATATTGGATAGGTTATCCACTCATCCATCTTCCCAGAATTTCGTTTCAAAAGGAACTCTAATGGCATGGTGTTTATGTTAACTCTAACTGTATTTGCCACACTGATGAAGCGCTCTATTGCTGAATATATTCTTGATATGGCAATTTCAAACCGCACCGTTCGTCTATGCTGGATTTCCTTTTCTACGAAATACCAAGCGGCGGAAATCACACTTGCACAAAGCGTAATTCCAGGCCAATTAAATATTGCTGATAAATCCATACTTATATTTAGGTATAGTAGGCTGAAAATCTTGAATTTTCAATAGGCCTTGATTCCTCCCCGACAATTTTGCGGAAACAAATTATTGGGGCGATTTGTCTTCATTTGAAAAGATTAGAGTTCTCAGTTGTTTTTATTGCTGCGTCTATCTTATCTTGATTTAGCGCATCAATCAAACTCTGAACGTCTTGGATTGAGTAAAATCTAATCGTGAAAGTTTCTTTGGCGAATTGATTGTTAGATGCAGTTATGGGCGCCATGCACAAAACAAATTCCACAGGTGAACTAAGGAACCATTTTGCTTTGAAAGCAGCATCGGCAAAGAATCTGGTTGAGATACCCCACACAAATTCAACCTTTGGGAACTTTATAGGCATGTCTTTGTTCGCTTCCTTAACATTGTTTTCCTTTGCTGTTTTATCCCATTCCTCAAATTTCGATTTCAGCGAGACTAAAGCATCGCGGAATTTGCCGACATCAGAGGGCTTTATCCAAATTTGCCCATCGCCTCCCTTTGCCTCGCAAGCAAGCGAAACTCGATAAGGTTTATCATTTTTAATGAGTAAACTTACGTTGAATGATTGACCGTGCGAGTTGACGTACTCGCTAATTGCGGTTTGGGCTTGCATACTCATGCAGAATAAAATACCCAAAAACAATGAGATTATCTGTTTCATTGTATATAATTATTTGTTTAATTGATATTCTAGTTGTTTGATTCGCTCAGTCAGCATTGCAATAGTATCTGTCCTAGCGTTTATTGTGTCTTGAAGTGTTGCAATTGTGTCGAGAAGACTGTTTATGCGTTCCAACTCTTTGCTCTGAGATTTGAGCATTTCGCCGGTATCACGGAGAAACCAATCGGCTGATATTTCGGGAAAAGCCGCCAACGTGTTGCGGATCACTTTAGAAGACGGTTCAGTTCCTTTTTGGAACATTGAGCCTATAACAGACTGTGTCACACCAATCTTAATTGCGAATTGGCGGTCTGATAGTTTGTAGGTCGAGATTATATCTCTGATTTTTGAATTTAGAGTAGTCATGTTGTGAACGCATACACGTTAATAAAATCTAAATCCGCGAAAAATAACCGTATACACGTTTGTATATTAACGTAAATGCGATTACCTTTGCATCATCTTAAATCAAACATCGCAAATATAGCGATTTTGGTTGAGATAACCGCAACGTAATCAATAAAAATAGTCAGCATGGCAACCCACATCAACGGCAAAGAAATTAGCGCTCCCATTTGGGGCGGACACCGCCCGGCACTCCTTGCCCCATGGAGCGAGATAAAGAAACTCGGCTTCAAAAAGCGTGACCGCTCTTTTGGCACCATTGAGGATGAGAACGGCAAGCATATACAAGCCCTCTTTTTCTACGCCACCAAGCACTGCTGCTCCTTCTCTGATGAGCAATTGAATAATTGCCGCTTTGAGTGGTATGTAACAACAGAGACTCTTGATGAAATCTCAGACTAATCAAAAACAAATCAATATGTCAGTAACCGAAACAAAAATTGATGCAATCCTTGACGCTATCCGTAAGGACATCGCAGAACGTGAAGCAGTGGCCGATCAAGCCATGCACATCCTTGAAAAGATGAAACCCTCGGCCGAGGAGTACAAGGAAGCCAATCTCCAGTTTGGCGCCAACGTCTATGTCGCCCACTACCTCAAAAGAATACAGGAAATAATCAAGAAGCGCGACATCAAAAAAGCTGAGAACATCATCCGCTTCCACCACTATCAGCAACACGCAATAGGAGCACTTGATAGCCACCGCGACATTTCACTTGGCCGAGTAACTGTGGCCGTCATTCTCGGCGGATATGTAGAGCGCTTTTTCAAATAACCCTCCCAAGTCAAACCACCAACCAACATCAACTAAAATGGAACAAACCACCCCTTACCGCTACGAGGCTAAAAACGATGGCTCTTACAATGAACTTGCAGCTTATGCTGCTCTCCTCATGGGCAACGTATCTTTCTTTCCTGAACTGCGAACCATCGTGATTGACGGCAGATTTGCCAATGATGTAGGCGAGTTCATCGACAAAGGAGGCCTGGATATACTCATTTCTCCGATTGAAATAAATGATGATAATCTCCTTGAACTTGTCAACACTGCAACTGTAGATGCCGAGACCCTACGCAAAATCGCCTATCGTCTGATTGAACAGACTAACAGCATGGCCAAAAAGCATAACAGCATCATCGCCGAAATAACTGCTTCAGATGAGGCCGCTAAGAAAGACCGCGATTATTACCGCAAGCTTTATCTGAAATACGCCAATAAGAACGACCGCATTAAGGAACAGATCCGGGCCATCGGAACTCTTGTTGACTCAATCTTCCCCCAAGAGTAGCTTCCGACCAAAGTCAAACCGCTCACGGCGCTCAAGAGTGAGCAATGCCGAGGGGCAAGAGAGCCCCGACCCCGAAAGGGGTTGCAAACGGAAGATTGGCAGAATGGTAATGCAGCGCCCCGCTAAGGCGTAAACCGATATTCGGTTTGAGGGTTCGAGTCCCCCATCTTCCGCTACCAAAGAAGAGTTCCTTGACGTATTGGATTATTCCACTGCATAACGAGGTCAAGCCAGACGGATGATGCCGATGCAGTGATGAGCGACACGGTAGGCCGTGTACGCGATAAGAAATATCTCCCGGTGCTTATGCCGAAAATGGCCGGGAGCGGGTTGAGGCGTGTCCGCCCGTGGCAAATGGACCGAGTAATTAACGATTATCCCCGGTTGGAGTAAGCAACTATGATTTTTACGCGAAACAACTGGTAAATATATCAGAACGGTGTAGCTCAGTTGGTAGAGCAACGAGGTACGATAATCCGTAGGTCGGCGGTTCAAGTCCGCCCACCGTTCCTAACTCAATAAAAATATATGGAAACAAAAATTAGTGTCAATCTCAAAGACCAAACATTTGATTTGGAAATACGCGGAATGTCCCTTAACCACATAAATAACCTGTCGGCCATAGGACAAGCGGTGGCCGATAATCTTAAAGCAAACCTATTGATTTTAGGAGCAGACCCTGTTAAAGCGGAGGAGGGTGTTAATCTTCTGCTTCAAGGAACGTACGATATTCAAGATATTTTGAGAGGATGTCTCGGAGATTGGTGAAGTCATAATATGACCCTTGCTCAAATTCCCTTAGTTCCAATATCTTAGTATAAAGTGGATGCTGGGGGGAGTCTGAGAATAAAAGTAATTTTACGTCTGTAAGAAGTTCAAGGTACTGTGATGTAACTTCTTTTTCAGCAATATACTCGGATGCCCAAAATGAAGTATCCTCATTGCGTACAAATGAGTTTAAGATAGACTTGACTTTGTCAAGCAGCTCATTAGTGCGATTAATATATTTACTCATAGTCATTGGCTTTTGGTTTGGAGACTACAAAGTTAGTGATTTTCTGTGAACGGTGTAGCTCAGTCGGCAGAGCACCGCTTGGCAAGTGAACATCGCTTGACGGCGAACAGACGGCGGTTCGATCCCGCCCATCGTTCCAATTTAAACCACATTTATATGATACCTAAGTTCATCAGATCGGCTATAATAAAAGCCATAAAGAAACGTGTGCTAAAGCGCACACAACAATTTGGAGATTACGAAAAAGCAACCTCTTTCATCATCAATGCACCTATTAAGGAATGGAGAAGTCGGCTTTGGCTGGTTGAAAATGTAGATGCCGGAACCGGCTTTTGCTGCACTGATGAAAAATTATATCAGTGGCTTATTCGCCATTAAGGATTCGCTCAACCTCTTCAATGCAGCAATTAACTCTTACAGCTTGTACTTTATTGTCTTGGCTCATTGCATTGAAGAAAATCATTGAGTTTCCATCTGAAAGTCCCTTAATGTAGGTGATAGTAGCCTTGTTTACTACGACAACAGTGCCGCCGACTGTTTCAAGTGATTCAAATTGATTCATCTTGTTATCATTAATTTTTTGGTTTGTCAACATAAAGTTAGTGATTTTCTGCGAATGGTGTAGCTTCCAAGCGATAGCGGTTAATGCAGGGTCGTCGCCTGCCACCATTCCTAATCAAATTTTACCGTTATGGAAAAGACTATTAGAATAGCAACCCTCGGAATTGCAGAGGAGTTTCGCCGCATGGAGATCGGCGATGTCGTGCAGTTTCCCACGGCACAGTACAATTATAATTCGATCAGAGCAACACCAAGCACATCGCTTGTGAACGAGCGGATGGAAGGGAAACGCTGGAGAACCAAAATAAACTTTGACAATAAGTGTGTTGAAGTCACACGAATCGCATAAATATGGGTAAGTTTCATATTAACTCTCTCAACCCCGAGGCTATACAACTTGAAAACATCTATGCAGTTATGTCAGAAGAGAGTTTCGGGAAAGACCTCTCGGCTAAAATAGTCGGAGGTGTGAAGAAATTGGAAGACTTGATTGCCGCCGGCGCAATAGAGGCCCATAAACCGAACAATGTTCAAAATGGCAAATGGTTCTGCAATGCCGCCCAGGTATTGCGACACTGCCGGAATATGAGAAAAAGAAAATAACCACATAGGTACAATGCCCGTGAGGGTATGCTAATGATATCATATTGGATTGCCTTTGAGTGCCCGTGAGGGTCGCGGCATCATCTTAAATCAAACCCCGACAGCCGAGCGGGTAATCTCGGCTAATCTGGCACAGAGGCGAAATCGGTTCACGCTGAGTTCACTTTATAGACGTGGTTACGCTTGATGAAAAGGGCGAAGCTAAGGCCAATGAGCAGAATTATGGTCGATTGTAAAAGCAAACCATCCCCTTGCTATCACTCAGGAAAAATGAGGCAGCGGACTTCTTTTTCCTGATTAGATAGAGGAAACCCACGCATTTGCAGGTTCGACTCCTGTCTGTGCCACCACCTTATTAGAATAAATATCATTAACGCCGGACAGTCTGTGAAGATAGTCCGGTTTCTACATGGGAGACTAACAGACGGCAACTGTTACCCGGGTTGAACCGGGCGTAGGTAAATAATCGCGGCCGCCGAATAGCCTACATGCAAGTTCGACTCTTGCTCTCCCAACTACATCATCAAATACATCATCAAAATGAGAAAACCGACCAAGACAAAGAGCGTCAGTGCCGGAACTCGTATCTACTACTTTGACGCTCACAATGACAACAAGGGTCAGCCGTATCTCTCCATCTCCGAGGTGCCTGTTGACCGTAGCCCTGGCACCAAAAAGCGTCAACGTATCTTTATTCACATAGAGGATATAGAAAAATTCGCCGACGCTTTCAACGAAATGGCAAAACACATAAAGAATGAATCTGAACGATGATCCGCTTGTTTTACTCGGCTGGAGCTGCCCGTATTGTGGAAATCCAACTAAACTCGTTGAAGACACGCAAATCTACGGGCGCTCCTACGGCACCAAGTGCTACATCTGCAAACCGTGCGGCGCATGGGTCGGCTGTCACAAAGGCACTGACAAGACACTCGGCCGGATTGCGAACAGAGAACTGCGAGAGCTGAAACATCAGGCTCACGAGGCTTTCGATCCACTTTGGAAAGATGGCTACTTCTCCAGGACTACTGCCTATGAGGTCTTGTCCTGCGCTTTCGGGCTACCGACAGAACAAACTCACATAGGAATGTTCAATGAGGCTATGTGTCGTAAAGTAATTGCATTGTCAAACTTAATTCTCAAATATATCAGACAAAATGGCTAAACAAATGGAGGCCGGCAAGTTCCTCGTTATCGAGTGCACTGCCGGGGAGCTGATGGACGCCGTAGGCTCAGACATTTGCATCTGTGACTGGTGCGGGCGACCCTACCTCCCCTCGGACAAAGGGTGCTACATCGCGGTCCTCAATCAATGGTACTGTACGAAGTGCTATGAAGAATGGTTCGCTCGCGCTGAGTGGTACCCCGAAGATGCCGATGTAGAACGTAGGAACTTCAACTTCTATGCATCACGACTCGGAATCAAATGTCAGTAAAAGTTAAGGCGTAAAAATGGCGTTCAATCTGTTTGTGTAACTCGCTAATTATGACTAACTTTACTGTATATCAGAATAAACGATATAACAAGTCAAACCAATAAATTCCCAAAAATGGAAGAGACAAGAATTACAACCAACTCATTTATGAGTGCTGAAATCACCGAGATTTCAGCAGCTCTATCCGCCTTTCAGGGGAGCATCGAACAGCCCAAACTTGAAAAAGAAGTCAAGGTCAAGACACGAACCGGTGGCGAGTACAAGTTCAAGTACGCCGACCTCTCGGCGTGTGTGAAAGCCGCGGCGCCGTCGCTTAAAGAACACGGACTGTCTGTGTCGCAGATTATCAGTGACGGCAAGCTCATCACCCTGCTTACCCACAAGAGCGGACAATGGTTCAAAAGCGAACTGATACTGCCTAATCAGAGTGCCGACTATCAGTCCTTCGGCTCCGCAATCACCTACCTCAAACGCTACTCCTACTGCGCTATCCTCGGTATCGTCGCCGACACTGATGATGACGCTAACATTGCTTGTGGGAACGAAGCTGAAATCAAAGACCAAAAGGCCAAGACAACCGGACAAGTAGCGTTCACCGGCGCACAACTCCAGCAGGCCATAGACGAAATGAACAATGTCGCAGATGAGCAAGGCTTCCAGCAAGTATGGGGCAAATGGGCCAAAGCGTGCCCGGCTGTCTGTGCTAACGGAACCGAGTTCTACAAAGCAGCCTGCGCTAAACGCCAATCTCTTAACACAAACGCCGGCAAATGATACAGTTCAAACAATCTCCTGTAATCTTCGACGAGGATAGCCATAGCTATCAACTCGACGGCAAGAGGTTGCTCGGCATCACGGGCCTTATACACTCAATCCTCGGATTGGGTGTATATCCCGAGGCTGATGACTATGTAAAAGATTTCATCATACCTCGCGCCGGCAGCCGTGGCACCGCCATTCATCATGCCATTCAGACATACGACCAAATCGGCGTCATGCAGACCACTCAAATCGTTCATACCCGATACGGATGCCGTGAACGCGACAACATTCAGTATAAAGATGAAGAGTGGGATGTCAGCCTTGAACTTAACAACTATATTCGCCACCTAAACGGATTTGAGGCCGTGGCAAATGAGTTGACGGTTTCCGACAATGACAAATATGCCTCACAGATAGATAATGTTTGGCGCCGCAAAGACACCGGCGGCATATGGCTGGTTGACACCAAAAGCAACAATATCGGTCTTTATCCCCTCTGCGGTTACTACAATCCCACGTTCTTCAACTCCGGTACAGAGGCTTTGCAAGAATATCTGTCATGGCAACTTTCCATCTATGCTGAGTTATTTGAAGCCGAGAACCCCGGCTTCAAGGTTGAGGGTCTTGCCTGCAACTGGCTCCGAAAAGACCAAGCAGCGTTCTGGGTGATCAAGCGCAAACCGGCAGAACTTGTCAAAGAGTTGCTGACAACCGAATACATCTTCACGGACAATGGGCCGATCTATTTCCACCATGACCAGTCTGTGTTCGGCATAAATGCAAATCTGCCGGCTACAGCTGAAGAATCGGTGCCAAGCATAGTGCCGCAAGATGTCATAACCTATGTCGCAGACCTCATCGCGTTGGAGAAACAAACCAAAGAAAAACTTGAAGAAGCGAAAAAGGCGCTTCGGATGGCTATGGAGCAACATGGTATAAAGACATGGGACAGTGGGATGTTCAAAGCCACAATCGCCGCAGACAGCGAGAGGGCGACCTTCGACACGGCACAGTTCAAAAAGGATCATCCCGATTTATACAAACAATATACCACCCGGAAAACAACAAAGGGCGGTTTCACTCTTAAATAACAAATGCAATGATTAAGCTAAAAGCGACCGCCCTCATTCGCTCTATCTCCCCGGTGATTGAGATACCGTCAAGGTCTGGTGGTCAACCATTCCAAAAGCGAGAACTTGTCCTTGATGACTCATGGACAAAGGACGGCAAGACCTATGAGAGCTTCGTGGTAATAGAGTTCTCGGGTGACAAGATGGCTCAACTCGACGTCTTCGGTCCCGGCCAACGCGTAAATGTTGAGGCGTATGTCACAGGCAGAGAATATCAAGGTAAGGTGTTTAACACCCTGAAAGGTTCGACGGTCGAACTGTATCAGACTCAGCAGGCCGCCCCCTCAGCAGGACAATATCCACAGGCCCCCGGCGGCTATCCACAGCAACCGCAGTACCCTCAGGCTCCCGGCTATCCACAGCAGGGCGCATATCCCCCCGGCGGCTATCCTCCCCAGCCAGCCTACCCACCGCAGGGTAGTTACCCACAACAGGGCGCATATCCACAGCCTCCGGCCCCGATGCCCGGCGCGCCGCAAGGCGGTAATCTTGGGCCCGAAGGTCTGCCATTCCGCTGATGGCTGACGCAATCCTCACCAAACGAGACGGGGTGGTGAGCATGGATAAATCATTTGAGTATTTATGCTCACTGCTCCGGAACGGTGTATATACGGTCAAGATCGTCCGAAAAACCGAGCCGCGTACCATTTCGCAGAACTCATTGATGTGGATGTGGTACAAGTGCATGGAAGAGGCGACGGGCACGCCCAAAGAGGACTTTCACGACTACTACAAAGCAAAGTATCTCAGCCGAGATGTTGCTGTCGGCAATCGCTGGTATCGGGTTACAGGCAGTACAACAGACCTTAACACCTTGCAGATGACAAATTTTCTCAACAAGGTACAGGCCGATGCCGCAACGGAGTTCGGAATAACATTGCCGCTCCCTGCTGATAGACATTATCAATCATTCATAGACGAATACCGAAAACGCTAATAATCGGGTGGTCATAGTGGCCATCCGATGTTTTTTAACCTCTCAATAATCATGGATATAAAAATCAAGAAAGCCAAACTGACAAAGAGTGGCACCATTGAGGCTACCTACATCGATGAAGATGGCAACGAAATCACCATCAAGGGCAAAAACACAGTCCACGTTGACCTCAAGACGCGCCTTGCCGCTCTTATTCCTTACTTCGCGGATCTGACAGAGCAGAAAGAGGCAGACCGCTACGACTGGGACAATCCCGACTCGCAGGAAAACATAGACCTCATGCGACGGCTCGATGTTACCGGGGTATCGCTCGGCGGCGATGATAACTGTCCCATAGCAACTCTCACCGGCCGGCGTACTCTCATGTCCTCAAAGGTTCTAAACCTTAATACACCGCCTACTGACCTTGATGCTGATGACAGCGGATGGGTACGTGCCGAGGACTTCCGCTTTGCTATCGACGCTTTCTTCTATGAAGTAGTGCTGTACATCACTGAGAAGAAGTGGTCGATCAAACAGGCCGAGTTCGATTTTGAGAACAATGATGATCCATTCGCAAATGCCGGCATTACCGCAGATGTGGAATCAATTACTGACACAGACACCGCCAAAGATACCACTTCCGGACAAGTAGCCTAAAAGATGAAGCCAATATACATCACTGAAACGCCCGGCACATTCAGACTCTCCTTTGACTACAATCCTATACTCATAGACCTTATCAAGAGGATCCCCACCAGACGGTGGGACAACTCTGAAAAGGTTTGGGTTGTGTCAAAGCAGGGCTTATTTCCGCCGGGTTGTGACGCTCGGTGGTATGTAGAGGCATTTGCTCAATGGGCCGTACAAAAGAACTACTGTTCCAATATAGCAAGACGTAGCGAAACCCACGATGTGGTGTATGATATACCGCCGATGAAGGAATTTGTCGGCGAACACTATATCTTGCCGCCATACACTCCATACTCATACCAGTTGGAGGGGGTTCGCTACGCTCTCGACAACAAGCGTTGCATATTCGGAGATCAACCGGGCCTCGGCAAAACGCTCCAAGCTATTTGCGCAGTTGTCAAGGCTCACAAAGAGGCTATGACTTACGGAGAATCGTTCCCGGTTCTGGTCATTTGTCCGGCAGCACTCAAGGTGAATTGGAAACGTGAGTTCAAAAAGTTTGCCGGAGTTGAAGCGTGTATTCTTGATGACTCCAACCGTGCGAGCTGGGAAAAGTTCTGGGATTTGAAGAGACCCGACGGTGAGGCTCTTTGCCCTGTATTCATCACCAATTACGAAAGCCTTAAAAAGTTCTTTGTAGTCAAGGTCAAAAACACATCGCGTTTCACACTCGCATCCATCGTGTTTGATGAACGCGTCAGTATCTTCAAATCTATCATCATAGACGAGAGCCATAAATGCAAGTCCTCAAAGACCCAACAATCCAAATTCGTAGAGGGTATATGCCGAGGCAAAAAGTGGATCTTCGCGTTGACCGGCACACCAGTTGTCAACAACAACACTGACCTCATACAACAGTTGAAGATACTCGGCCGACTTGATGATTTCGGAGGATACAAACACTTTGTCGCCAGATACTGCGATGGACCCAAGCAATCTTCCAACATGAAGGAGTTGCACTACCGTCTGTGGTGTTGCTGTTTCTTCAGGCGGGAGAAAGCAAAGGTTCTGACACAGCTCCCCGACAAGATGCGCCAGTACATCACTTGCGAGATAACCAATCGCAAGGAGTATCAGGATGCCGAAGATAATTTCCTCAAATATCTGCGTCAGTATAAACACGCCGATGATGACCGCATAGCCAGGGCGATGAGAGGTGAGGTAATGGTGCGCATGGGTATCCTTAAAGAGATTGCCGCACGAGGCAAGGTTAAGGCAGTGGCCGACTTCATACATGATGTTATTGACGGCGGCGAGAAGCTCATTATGTTCGCCTATCTCAAAGAGGTGGTTATGGCTCTCAAAGCCGAGTTCCCGGATGCCGTGACTGTTACGGGTTCAGACAATATCACCCAAAAGCAGAGCGCTGTCGATCGGTTCCAGAATGACCCCGAATGCAAACTCATTATCCTCAACTACAAGTCCGGCGGTACCGGCCTTACGCTGACCGCATCAAGCAGGGTCGGTTTTATCGAGTTCCCATGGACCTATTCGGATTGTGAGCAGGCCGAAGATCGCGCCCATCGTAACGGACAGAAGAACGCAGTCAATTGCTATTACTTTCTCGGAGATAAGACCATTGATGAATATATGTATAAGGTCATTCAGACTAAGAAAGACATAGCAAATGAAGTGACCGGCACCACTACCCAGATAGATGAAGATGTCGTAAGCAATGTTATGAACCTGTTTAGTACACGCCTATGAAAAAGAATTTCAAATGGCTCGTCAAGAACGGTAAAGTATTGTTGCTACGCCGCACTGTCGGTCTATTCGGTGAGCAGTGGGAATGTTTCGGAAACTTCGATGATAAGGACGGCAACGCTGCCCGTGGCAAACAAATTATCAAGCAACTTAACGAGTGTGCCAAGCATACGGAAAATTTTAACGAGAATGACTGAGCAAGAAGTTTTACAGCAGGAGCAAGGCTACTCGGAATCCAAGATACAACACATCTGCGTAACCTGGTTCCGGCGGACTTTTCCTCATGTCGCCAATCTGCTCTTCGCAGTGCCTAATGGCGGTTGGCGAGGTGGCAGGGCTGGTGCCCAGATGGTGTATGAGGGGCAAGTCAAAGGTGTGGCCGACCTCATTCTGCTTTTTCCGTCAGGAGGCAAGGCCGCACTCTGCATAGAGATGAAAGTCCCTAAACGCAAAGGGAGCAGTGCCGGCACACAAAAACCGGCCCAAATAGCATGGCAGACGCTTGTGGAAGAACATGGCAGCACTTATGTAGTGTGTCATGGATTGTTGGAGTTTGTAGAGGCTGTCTGCATATATCTTCGCACCAATCCTAAGCCTTACATTGACAAGGCACTTAATCTATACCCCACATATCAATGACCTACATAGAGCTGCTTAATTCTTTTTGGGATTCTACGAGGTTCAATCCATGCTCAAGCAATGAGGCCACGATGTATTTCTACTTGCTACATCAGTGCAACATTCGGCGCTGGATTAACCCATTTGAATTTAAGACGCGGGATTTGGAGCTGATGCTCGGATTGACGCGTGCCACTATCTCGGCAATTAGAAATAAGCTCAAGCAACGTGGGTTGATCGACTTTGGGAAAGGTGTCGGAAGCGGTAGTGCCGTGTATCTGATTTGTGGTGCAAAAATAACAGACAAAGAGCTTGCTAATAAATTTTGTGTTCAATCATTAAACACAAAATTAAACACAACACTAAACACAAATCTAAACACAACACTAAACACAAATCCAAATTCCACCTTATATATAGAAGAAAAAAGAAAAAAGACTAAAGACATATCTCCTGTCGGAGATAGTCCGAGAGCGCCTGTTGGACATTCATTGTTTGAGGCTGAGGAAAGGAAATCCGGGAAACGTAAAACCACCCCAAGGCCAAAGCCACCCGAACCTCCGCCACCCACGCTTGATGAGGTCAAAGCATACTTTCTCACTCAAAGTGCCGATGAGCGGTTGGCCGATTGGGAGAGAGAGGCTGAGGTCTTTTTCAATCATTTCACATCTCTCGGGTGGAAAACGAGTGCCGGGGCAAAAATATCACATTGGGACAGCCGCGCAAATCTTTGGATCTTGGAGCACGAGAAACCCACAAAAACAGATAAACCAATAGCCGATGAAACTGGAAAAGCTGATAGACTTTCAGAACGTAGAGGGTCTGAGTCAGGCGCTAAATCAAGAAAGGGTTTTAAGGGGACGTTTTAGCCTTGAAATCCCGGAGAAAGATGCAGCCAATGGTATTTATGCCGCGATGAAAGCAGAGGTTGAATATCGGGGCGGTTCTTTTACGCTTGATAGCGATACCCGAGCCCATATCCTTGCTGCTGCACGATGGCTAATCAATCCCGATGCTACTCCCGGTCTTATGCTCTGCGGCCTCTATGGTAACGGTAAAACCACACTCGCCAAGGCCATATCTTCACTCATAGGTTATTTGACAGAGCGAGAGAATGGTTACTCATACCGCAAGACAATGAGGTTGATAACGGCGAAGAACATCTGTCGGCTATGTGCTGCCAGCGAGAAGTTCAAAGAGCAGTATGACGACTACAACAGCCTGTTCAACGAGCCGATGATGATTATTGATGATCTCGGGGAAGAACCTCGGGAAGTCATGGTGTATGGAATGATACACACCCCAATTATTGACATCATTTCAGAACGCTACGCCAAGCAGCGCATGACCATTGTCACCACAAACCTTGAGACCGATGACTTGAAAGAAAAGTACGGTCCCCGTATCTACGACCGCTTTCAGGAAATGTTAACCCCGATAGTTTTTGAGAATGAATCCTACCGAACCCAACGGAGAAAAAATAGTGATCTATTTGAACACTAAAGATGAAGAAGCCATACGGATGATTCGTGAGCGTTTTGGGATACCTCGTTATACCACTGTGAACGGCCAAACGCCGGCAATCCTGCCGACCGATGATATAGTGATGTTTGAAGAAACCGCCAGACGGGGATATTTCACATATCGGCGTGTTGACTGGACTTTCAACGGTGCAACATATTCATGGTAAAAATGGTGTAAAAATGGTGGCCATTCTGTTTGTGTAATCCGCTTAAAATGACTAACTTTACAGCATAACAAACTACAAGTCAAACCAATAAGTTAACATTATGGACTTTCAAAAAATCTCATTGGACTCGGTGAAACCATCGCCGATGAATCCACGAAAGACCTTCGATGAAGAGGCTGTTCAGGAACTTGCCGCCAACATCGAAAAGCAAGGGCTAATTCAGCCCATCACAGTAAGGCCGAGAGTAGTTCAGATTGCCCTTGGCGAAGAAGTCACAGATGGCTATGAGATTGTCTGCGGAGAGCGTCGTTACCGCGCTTACTGCATCCTCAAAGCCAAAGAGGACAATCTCAACATTGAACGAACTGCGGCACATCGTAAAAAGCATGACCGCTTCCAGTCCATTCCGGCGATGATCAGTGAGATGAGCGATGAAGAAGCATTTGAGGCCATGATTACCGAAAACCTCCAACGCCAGGATGTTGATCCGATGGAAGAGGCTTTTGCTTTCAGTCAGCTCATCAAAAATGGCAAAACAGCCGAGGAAGTGGCCCTCAAATTCGGCAAGAGCATTCGTTTTGTTCAAGACCGCGTCAAACTCAACAACCTCATTCCGGAACTGATGTTGGCCGTCAAAGAGGACAAGATGAGCATTGCAGCTGCGATGATCATCTGCAAACTCGATGAAGATGGTCAGAAAAAATATCACTCGCAGTACAGCAACAACTATCAAGGGTTTACAAAGACTACGGCCGAGAGTTTTGTCAATGGTTTGTTTATGACTCTCTCTAAATCGCCATGGTATCAGAGCGATGACCAGTCAGACGAGGAATTTGAGGGCGGCTGTGACTGCAAATGTTCCGAGTGCCAACTTAACACTGCCAATCATGGCTGTCTGTTCTGGGAAATGAAGAGCCAAGACGCCGGCCGTTGTACCGATCGTACCAAATTCCAGTCAAAACTACTGGCTTATATGCTAAAAATGGTTGATGGCTACGCCGCCGACCTCGTTCCTAAAGGTGCTTCCCTCACATTCGGCAAGATTGTGATAGGTGCAGAGCCGGACCCATACTGCTCCGAGGCGGCAAAGGCTGTTAAGCAGTCATTTATCGCCGAGATTGAGCGCAGAGGCTATGAGATTGTAAATCCGGCAAAAGCCTTTGACCGCAAGTGCTGGTATGATGCCGATGATGAGCGCACCATCAATATGCTCACTACCGGCGAAATCTATCGGGTTCTTGTTCTCGGCGGCTATGATATGCCAACACTGACGGAATCGTTCTACTATGTCAGGAAGGGCGACACCTCAACTAACAGTGATGAGAGTGGGCGCCCGATGAAAGTCAATGAGTTGCTCCGAGAGTATCGGTGTATCCCAATTGAGCAGACATACAAAGTCGTAGCTGCTCGTAAGGTTATTGCCGAGCATGGAGAGTTCAAAGAACGCACCGGCCTTGACAATGCTGAGTTCATAGTTGCCTACTCTCTTATGGTAAAAAACAACCGAGAGCTGTGCTTGGCCTTAGGGCTCGGTGATTATCCGAGAGATGAAGAAATTAGCGAATATGTCGCCAGTAACCTCGATAAAGCACCATTCATATTACGGGCGTGGGTAAAAAAGGCACTTGACACTGGTACTCAAATAATAACGCTCAATGAGGCAACAGGCATTGCAGAGCCTTACGTTGAACAAATCGGCGAGTTATGGTGTCCTACCGAGTACCATGAGGCCATAACTAAAGCCAAGGAAAAGCGAGAGAAAGCTATCAATAAGATTGCCAACCAACTTAAAAAACTTGGTTACGACCTTGATGGCAACAAACTCCCCCAGGACAATGGGTAAAACGGTTAAAATCGTTCTTACCTTTAAACATGAGAGATGGCCAACCGATCATTTCAAGCACACAAAAAGTAGCGAGTGTGCAGAGAGGTTAGGCACCTCTCCTCGTTAAGTGGAGAGTATAGACCAGAAATATGGTATTCTGGTAATTGAATAATCTAATACATCATCAATCTAAAACGCGGCGCCGCTCACAAACCGAGTGGTGCCGCTTGCTTTACTATGGATTATCAAGAATTTTTAGAGAAGAAAAAAACGGTAGTCGTGCAGAGCGGTTTCGATGTGACGGATGAAGAGTTGTCTCCATTTCTGTTCGACTTTCAAAAATATTGTGTGCGCCGAATGCTCAAACTTGGCAAAGGCGGCATTTTCGCCGGCTGCGGTCAGGGCAAAACTCTGATGCAGCTCGAATGGGCCAAGAGAGTATCGGAGCATGAGAAACGCCCGGTGCTGATACTCGCTCCACTGTCTGTGAGCAAGCAGACTATCGCCGAGGGCGCTAAGTTCGGCTTCCATGTAGTCCGCTACACAGAGATGACCGAGGGTGCCAAAATGGTCATCATCAATTACGAGCAGATTGACAACATCGACGAGTCCTTATTTGTCGGAGTTGTTCTTGATGAATCATCAATCCTTAAAAATTTCACCGGCCATTACCGCCGCGAGTTGACTGCCAAGTTCAAAAATACTCCGTATAAACTTTGTTGCTCTGCAACTCCCTCCCCCAACGACCTGAACGAAATCGGCAATCACTCTGAATTTCTCAACGTGTTAGATGCGCAGGATATGCGCTCTAAATGGTTTGTAAGAGAGGAAGGCATGAACAACTATCGGCTTAAAGGGCACGCCAAATCTGACTTCTACGGCTGGATTGCATCTTGGGCAATCATCTTCGAGAACCCGGCCGACATCGGTTTTGTTGAGACCGGCAAAAAGTTCGTATTACCTAAACTCAACTACATAGAGCACCAAATAGAGACGGAACCGCAGGACGGATGTCTTTTTGCTCATGGTATAGTCAACGCCACCAACTTCAATGCCGAACTACGCAAGACAAAATCTCAGCGTTTGGAACTCGCGGCTAAACTCGCTCAGGAGACTGAAGGGCAGGTGTTGATCTGGATAAAGCAGAACGAGGAGGGTGAAATCTTACGCAAATTGTTGCCCGATGCTGTGGAAGTCAAAGGAAACGACAAGGACACAGACAAAGAGAGCCGTTTGCTTGACTTCGCCGCCGGAAAAATTAGAATCCTTATCTCCAAAGCCAAAATATGCGGCTACGGCATGAATTTCCAGAAATGCGGCACACAAATTTTTGTTGCTCCGGATTTCTCTTTTGAGGACTTCTATCAGCAAGTCCGCCGCTCATATCGTTTTGGTCGGGAAGGCGCGGTGAATATCCATTTAATCATAACAGACACAATGCAGAACGCAAGAGCAATCATAGAAGATAAGCAACGCAAATTCGAGGAGATGCAGCGCGAAATCAACCGGAATGTAAACGAGCATTCATACGGCCTCCTCGAAGAGTACACCTATGACGAGTACCGCGATGACAAGGTATTTCTGATGAAAGGAGATACGACCATTGAAATCAAGAGAATACCCGACAATTCAGTGGACCTCATCATCTTCTCACCGCCATTCAGCTCTCTGTTCACCTACTCCAACTACATTCACGATATGGGGAATAACGAGAGCCATGAGGACTTCTTCACCCAGTACACATTTCTACTGAAAGAGCTGTACCGCATACTGAAGCCAGGGCGCCTGATGTGCGTCCACACCAAAGACCTCGGTGTGTATAAGAACTCGTCAGGCTACACGGGTATGTACGACTTCACCGGCGAACACACTCACCATGTGCTGGAGTCCGGGTTCAAGTTGCACTCTAAAATCACAATTTTCTGCGACCCTGTACTTGAAATGCAGCGCACCAAGACTCAGCGACTACTCTATAAACAGGTAACTTCTGACAGCTCCAAGACCGGCATCGGAATGGCCGAGTATATCACTATCTTCAAAAAGTGGGAAGGCAATGAAGCCGACTGGGAACCGATCACGAACCTAAATCGTCAGAACTTTCCTCTTGAAACGTGGCAGAAGTGGGCCTCCCCTGTATGGATGGATATCAAGCGTACCGATGTACTCAACGGCAAAGAGGGTACAGACCAGGGCGACGAGAAACACATATGTCCATTACAACTGGAAGTAATCAATCGGCTTATCAATCTATGGAGCAACGAGGGAGAAGTAATATTTACGCCATTTCTTGGCATCGGTTCCGAAATCTACATGGCAGTTAAGAATAATCGCAGAGGTATCGGATGCGAGTTAAAAGATAGCTACTTCGCAACAGCCGTCCAGAATATCAAAAAGGCCGAGAGTGAAATATCCATTCGGACATTATTTGACTGAATGGATATTTAATCTCAAGAGCAAAATAGCAACTACGACAACACTATTGATTGAATAATCATGGAAAACAACAAATCTCCTCCCGGCTATTTCAGAGAATGGGCCACGAGCCTAAAACCAGTCATTCACTAACCCCGATCTTTACCAATGGCAATACCTCTGAAAAAATTCGCCGCACAATGCGAAGAGGTAGCAATCGCCAAAGGCAAGATTACACCGTTGTCCTCTCCCTCAGTATCCTTACATGACATCTCCCGAGAATGGAGAGTGCTACACAAGGCTACGTCTTTCAAGAGCCTCAATCTTCCGGATTGGAGCGAAAAGGAAGAGGGAGCGGCCGAGGTGATAATTGCCGCGTTGACCTATCTTCAGCGCATTGGTTGCAAGGACATAGAAAAACTGCTCCGTGAAACTCTGGAGCATCATCGCCGGCAAACATTGTAGGTTCTGTCAATGACTATTCGTGATGAAGTTTTGTGATGTAGAAAGTAATAGCTATGGCTGAAATAACAATATTAGCAATCAGCCTCTTGGATTTCAACAAGGGGCAACTCAAAGGACTCCCGAAGAATCCCCGGTTCTTTCGGGATTATCGCTATGAGGCGATGAAGAAGAGCATCAAGGAATCGCCCGAGATGCTTGAACTGCGTGAACTTATCGTATTTCCATATCCCGAGGGACGCTACATAGTCGTTTGCGGCAATCTCCGTCTGCGTGCCTGCAAGGAACTCGGCTATACCGAGCTACCATGTAAGATACTAAGACCCGATACTGATGTGAAGAAGTTGAGGGAGTATGCCACAAAGGACAATGTGAACTTCGGTGAAAACGACCTCGATGTGATGAACAACGAGTGGGATAAAACCGAACTTGCTGACTGGGGTGTGGAATTTGCCCCGGAAAAGCCAGTCGATGAGTTCAAAGAGCGGTTCGATTCCATAACAGATGAAACGGCAATCTATCCCCTGGTACCAAAGTATGATGAGAAGCATGAGCTGTTCATCATACAGTCCGGCAATGAGGTTGACAGCAATTGGCTACGGGAGCGGCTTGGTATGCAGCGTATGAAGTCGTACAAGACAGGAAAGGTCAGCCGGAGCAATGTGATTGACATAAAAGATGTGCGTGTCGCTTTGGAGGGCGAGAAGAAATGAGTCTCAAAATCGTTATCCCCTCTCACAAGCGGCATGATCGAGTTTTTGCAAAGAAACTCGTACTTGACCCTATCATCTGTGTGGCCGAGAGCCAGGCAGACCTCTACCGACAGTATAACCCCGAGTGTGAGATTGTAACGCATCCCGATGACGTGATAGGGCTGATCCCGAAACGTAATTGGATGGCAAAGCATTTCGGGGAGCTGATGATGCTTGACGATGATGTTCATGTGGTCAAGACACTTTTTTGCGAGAAAGGAGAGCCGGGCATTATACGCGATCCGGAAACCGTGACACACATCATCAATTCCCTCTATGAGTTGGCGTGTATGCTCGATGTCCATTTGTTCGGGTTCACATCTGCCATATCGCCGGTGATGTATAATGAATGGGGCTATTATTCCCTGTCAAAGATGATCACCGGTTGTTCCTATGGAGTGCGGTACAACAAGAATGTCTGGTGGAACGAAGAAATCAGGCTCAAAGAGGACTTTTGGATTTCGTGCTACATGAAGTACAAGGAACGCAGAATCCTAACCGACCTCCGCTATAACTTTGCTCAAAAAGGGACCTTTGTCAACGCCGGCGGATTAGCTGCGTTCCGCAATCAGGAAGAGGAGCGGCGGTCCATCCTGTTCATCAAAAAACACTTTGGGGACAGCATCAACATCAAGGGTGCAACCAACAACGGCAAAGACAAGACAAAGCAGCTTGTGGAGTATAACATCTCCTGTAAGTTCAAATTCTAACTTGCTGATTAGCTGATAAAATGGCGATAAAATGGTGTTCAATCTGTTTGTGCAACTCGTCATTTTTGGCTATATTTACTGATGTAAAACAAATCATACCAACAAGTTATGAAGATAAGAACAATACATGGATACGACTTCTTTGAGGTCAGCTCTGCAATGCAGAAAGCCGTCCGGCGGGGAGATGCCCGGGTAGCCGGTTTCTTCGCCCTGGAATTATGGCACAGCAACTATCGCGACTATGTCTGGAAGCGACTCTATACCATATCTGCCGAAGACTGCTACGGCCTCATCACAAACGAGATTGAGGCTCTGTGGCAGGGTCACGAGTTAGTCAACATAAACAAGAAGGAGCCGAAGGGCAGAATCTTCGTGAGCAAAGCGGTATTGCTCTTGTGCGAATGCCGCAAGAACCGAGACGCGGATCATCTGCAAAATCTGGTCTATGACCGCAATGATGTAGATGTCAAGAGGTGGATTGATGATGTGAGAGCGTTCCCCATCGAGATACCGCCTTACACTTATGATGTTCATACCCGAAAGGGGAAAAAGCAAGGTAGAACGAAAGAAGAGTTCTTCCGAGAAGAGTACGAGGCATTACGGCCGAGAGTTCCCGGCCTGTTTGATGAACTTGTACCACCATATCAAAACAACCTGTTCGGCGGTTCGGATCCACAGTCCGGGCCGCTTTAATTTTCGTAGATTATTGATTTGCGCCCCGTAGATAAATGGTCGTTGGCCAATGGGTATCGCTTCAGAATCGGTACCCATTGCGCCGGCGCCTATGCTCCATTCGGCATAAATTGTGAGAATCAAAGTCGTAAACGCCTAACATTCGCGGCGATGAATGTGCCATTAACTGACAATCATTGACAAATGTTAAGGTGATAAAATGGTGGTCATTCTGTTTGCGTAATCCGCTAAAAATGGCTAACTTACAGTATCAAAATAAAATATAAGTCAAACCAATAACCACCACAAAAATGAAATCAAAATTTAACCTCAACGCCCTTATTCCCACCCTCGTGGAACAACTTTCAAACAGTGACCATGAAGTTGGAGAGTCTTATTATGACCAAGATGAGGATGGCTGGGGTATTTGCTATGATAATTTCACCAACTACTTCTGCTATGAGGAAGATGGCTGGCTCATTGAAGTTACATATGAGTGCTGTGGAGAGTGGGATAATGACCCCGGCGATTATTGGACCCCACCAAGCAGTAATCTTCGGAGAGCATGGGGAGAGGTTACGGAAATTACCGCTACTCATTATGATGAAGATGCCGATGAGGAAACTGAATTTAGTGAAGATGATTTGAAAGAGTTTTGGATTGCTCTTGACAAAGCCCTTGAAAAAATTGCATAAGTCAAACCAATAAATATCCAAGCAACCATGGTATCAAAGAAATCAATAATCAAAGCTCTAAAAGAGGCTGGATTTGAAAAACAAAAATCAATTTTAGATAGCATGGAGTCTCAGAACCGTTCTTACGTTATTCAGGTTACTTCCAGATCAAAACAAGGATGGAAATACATATTCTATAATCCTAAGACAAATGAACGGATTGAATTTGAGAGGTATTGGATGACTTTTATTGACTCTAATGTCAATCACTCTATAAAACTAAACAAGAACAATGAACTTTCAATAGATTCGATTATAACCAACTTCATAAGAAATTGAATGAGGTATAGAACCAAGTCAAACCAATAAATTACCAATTTATGAAAAAGTACATTTTTCGGGTCTATACGACCTACGATCCCGATGATGGTTTCAATGCTTGGGCCTATGGGAACACACCCCAAGAGGCAGAACGTGAAATCAGAAGTGAATATCACTCTATTCTCCGTGTCGAACTCATTAGAACAGAAAAGGCATGAACAGAAAAGAACGACAAGAAGCCAGGGCCGAGCGTTACCGCGAATATGCCGAGAATGCCGAGAAGAGAGCCACAGCAGCTTTCAATGCCAGTAACGCCGCTGTTGCTGGTATTCCCCTCGGTCAGCCTATCCTCGTCGGCCACCACTCTGAGAAAGCACACCGCCGCGCCCTGGAGCGTTCCAATGGAGCCATGATGAGAAGCGTGCATGAGTCAGAGAAAGCAGCTTACTACCGCCAAAAAGCCGAGGCTGTCGAGAATAACGACAATATTTATCTCGGCGATGATGACGCAATAGAGCGACTGGAGGAGAAAATTGCCACTCTCTCGGCCAATCAGGAGAAGATGAAAGCCGTCAACAAACTCATGCGCTCCAAGAAGAGCGATGATGAGAAGGTGGCTGGACTCGTTTCTCTCGGATTCTCCGAGACAGCGGCCAAAAATGCCGTCGCCAATAACTCTACCTACCCGGCATATTGCCTCACCAATAACAATGCCAAAATCAATGCCGCCAAGAAGCAGCTTGAAAAAGCCAAGACACTCGCAGGCAAAGAGGACAGAGAGTATGAGGTCGGAGACCTCACTATTGAAGAGTGCTACTCCGAGAACCGCATCCGAATATATTTCCCCGGCAGACCCGATGAGGAAATGAGAACCAGCCTAAAGCGAAACGGTTTCCGCTGGGCGCCGTCGATGAGATGTTGGCAAGCCTACATCAACCGTTGGACTCTTGATTTCGTGAAAGATTTAACCAAGTCAAACCAATAAAACCACATCAAAATGGCAACTAAAATCCATGTCGCCGAGGTGTATCAGGTAAAACACCACATCTTCGACAATTTCAGCAACAAACAAGACATAATCAATCGCCTCCTCTACAAAGAGTGTCCGGATTTAAGTTGGCAAGGTGAGGATGTAGAGTGTTCTGAACATCTTGAAGTCTATCGATACGATCTTGCCAATCTCATAGCAAAAATTTCATATAACCGCCAAGAGTTCGAGATTTGGAGAGAGAAAAATCAGATAGAAGAGTCGCTTGATACCATCATTGGCATAATTGCCAAATGGATGGTATCAAGCGACCAGCGCAATGACTATGTAGTTCTAAATTGGTATTGACATGATGACCGAGATAGAAAAGCAGACAATGAATGCGATTATATCAATTAATCGCAAGAGTAAAAACGCCAATCAGATTGATTGGGAACAGCGACTTTATGAGACGGCAAAGGACATTACTTGTGCCTACTGCATAAGTGTCGGCGTTGGTAATTCTTATGAGAATACCGAAAAAGCCGAAATCATAGACGCATCGGTTGAGATGGCCAAAATGCTAATCTCGAAACTGAAAACAATGCAGAAAATATGAATAAGGACTACGCCTATTGTGTCGGCCCTAACTACTTCGGGGGGCCGGCACTTTGCCAGAACTGCAAACGGCACATTCCTTTCAGCACTGAAGTAAAAGAGACCTTGACATGGACCATGCCGATGTACGATGAAAAGACCGGCACCTGTCCACTACACGAACCCAAAAACGAGAATATTAATGAAAGAGAAATTAACGCTGGAGAAAGTCAGGATCTTGAAGAAACTCGGATTTGACATCGATGCTCCAACAATCTATGATGCGGCCAAATTTTTGCGCGAAGAATGGGGCGCAGATTTGGTTGTAAGCCCGAAGTTCAATAGTAATACCGGCGACCGTATCGGCTACTTTTGGCGATGGCCACAACGTACCGATGTGATAGATAACAAAACATATAGAACCTATGAGGGAGCGCTCTCTGCTGGAATCTCTACGGTTCTGGAACCATTCAAAGAATATTACAATGGAAATCAATAAAATCATCAAAGTGCCAACAGGAGAAATCTATGTCGCCCGAGGAGAGAAAGGACTGCTGGAGTTCCTAACTGTCGGTGACTATGGTAAAGATGCCAATATCAAAGCCGACTTTCTCGGCATAACGAGGGAACTGAACGGGGTGCCAAACGGCAAGCCTATGCCTTTGACGGAGAAATGGGTCATAACCATATCCACACAGTACGGCTGCTCGATGGGATGTAAATTCTGCGATGTGCCGAAAGTAGGCCATGGACGCAATGCAACACTTTTCGACCTGCGAGACCAGATATTGACCGCTATCCGTCAGCATCCCGAAGTAAAACACACCAAGCGACTGAATATCCACTATGCGCGTATGGGAGAGCCTACGTGGAACTACTATGTGGTTGTCAATGCCCTGCTTCTGCACGATATTGTCAAGCCTTACATCGGCGATTCGCTTATACATCCGGTCGTAAGTACGATGCTGCCGAAAAACAATCGAGGACTCCGCAAGTTCCTGCGTCAATGGACGGATAAGGTCAAGAATGGGGTATTCAACGGCGATGCCGGACTGCAATTCTCAATCAACTCTACTGACGACAAGCAGCGCGAGTATCTATTTTCGGGCAACTCGCTTCCCCTTGAGGAAATCGCAAAAATAGGCAGAGAGCTGCCTATGCCGAAAGGACGCAAGTATGCGCTTAACTTCGCACTCGCCGATGATTCTATAATAGACGGCATGCGTCTGCGCGAACTATTCGACCCCGATAAGTTCATGTGCAAGATTACGCCGTTACACCGCACTGCGAGTTGTGAGCAGAACCACATAGCCACGACTGACGGTTACGAGCTGTTTACTCCATACAAGGGTGTGGAGGAGGATTTGAAAGCACATGGGTTCGATGTGATAGTGTTCGTTCCGTCCTACGACGAGGATAACGGTTTAATCACTTGTGGCAATGCCATTCTGTCGGGGAAGTTACCAACAAGCGAATATGAAATCATTAAATTAGGATAATTATGATAATTAAAATTGAGGCAAGCCGCGAATTCTATCCGGCACTTCTTGATGAGTTCAAGAATAATCCACAGGCTATCCCCGATATGGCTAAGGAGGTGGCTAAAAATGCAACAGCCATAGCAGCCGAAACTTTTGAGGAAGCAATCGGTTCATGTGAAGAATATCTGCGAGAAAGCAATATTACCCTCAAAGTGGCGGTGGAACTTGGCAATACCAAAGATTTCACTGACAACCTTGCAGAACGCATGACAGAAGAAGAGCGCAATAAAATAAGAATCCTTTACAACAATCTGAAGAAAGGTCTAAGTCTGTGCCATGAGGATTGTGTGTACGATGCTCTCGAAAGTTTAGAAGAGATATTCAGTAAAGATTTATTCAACGCAGACTAATATGACTGGTTCTCTTATCAATGTGGTTCTGATATTCTTGGCCTATCTTCTCATCGGCAAGGTTGAGGACATAGGCTACCGCAAGGGGTATCAAGACGCGGCGGCCAGCAGACCGCCAAGAATAAAAATCGGATTCAAAACCAATCTATCAAAAGACAATGATACAACTGCTATACATTGACCTATTTTGCGGCGCCGGAGGCACCTCTACGGGAGTCAATGAGGCCCGGCTGTATGATGAACAGTGTGCAAGAGTTATCGCTTGTGTAAATCACGATCCGACAGCAATAGCCTCCCACGCCGCAAATCATCCCGACGCTCTACACTTTATAGAGGACATCAGAACACTCAACCTAACGCCGCTAATGAGGCACATCAAGGCTTGCAGGAAAGAATATCCGCAGGCCTTGATTGTTTTATGGGCCTCTCTGGAGTGTACCAATTTCAGCCGTGCCAAAGGCGGTCAGCCTCGTGATCCCGATAGTCGGACTCTTGCGGAACACCTCTATCGCTATATAGAAACAATCAACCCGGATTTTATCCAGATAGAGAATGTCGAGGAGTTCATGTCCTGGGGGCCACTCGATGAAAATGGCCGTCCGCTATCAATGGACAGAGGCCGTGATTATGTCCGATGGATTAAGAATGTCAAAGAGTACGGCTACAACTACGACTATCGCATACTGAACTCGGCCGACTACGGTGCCCGAACCACACGCAAGCGTTATTTCGGGATGTTCGCCAAAAAAGGTCTGCCAATCGTGTTCCCCACGCCGACACACAGCCGACGACCTACCGGCAATCTGGAGCGATGGCGAGCTGTGCGATATGTACTCAACCTTGAAGAGATTGGTCAGTCAATTTTCACACGCAAAAAGCCGCTGGCCGAGAACACCCTCAAACGCATTTATGCAGGACTTGTAAAGTTTGTACCCGACGGCAGCGACGCATTTATGGTCAAGTTCAACAGCATGAGCCAGCGAGGAAAGTATGTGCCGCCTTCCATTGATGAGCCATGCCCGACAGTAGCGGTTCAGAACCGCCTCGGTGTGGCCCAGGTCGCATTTCTCTCCAAGCAGTTCAGTGGCTCCCCGAATGATAAGAACATATCTATTGACGGACCGGCAGGAGCAATCACTTGTGTGGATCATCACGCGCTTGTCAGTGCCCAGTTCTTGACCATGTTCTATGGCACAAGCACGGCCACATCCATTGATGAGCCGTGCGGCTGTGTTACCACAAATCCCAAACACAGCCTTGTGACAGTCCGAAAGCATTTCCTTGTGAATCCTCAATTCAATTCGGCCGGCAGGTCCATTGATATGCCGTGTTTCACTCTGATTGCAAGAATGGATAAACGGCCACCATGCCTTGTAACTACGGAGAGCGGGGAGATAGCCATAGAGGTTTATGAAACAGACTCTCCCATGATGATTAAAATAAAGGAATTTATGGCTAAGCATGGTCTGGCCGACATCTATATGCGTATGCTCAAGGTCGTAGAATTGAAACGCATACAAGGTTTTCCCGATGACTATGTGCTGCTGGGTAATCAGAGTGACCAAAAGAAGTTCATCGGCAACGCCGTTCATACCAGCATACCTAAAGCATGGTGTCCGGTGCTGTGTCAGGCTATCAGTGAGAGCAAACGCAAATCGGTAGCGGTATGATTGAGATAAACGGTTACAAGTTCTACGATGAGCCTGGAAGTTGTGGTAGTTGCCCCTGTCTGAATACTGGGGCAACGCACCTCAACCCCGGAGTCAAGCGCGGTCACTGCATCTTGTGGAATGAATGGCATCTGCGCTATCGCAATATCCCTGCAAGATGCCATAAGTTATTCAAAAAGGCTATGACCTATCCAGACGGGACAAAATTAATCATAGTAGCGAACCAATCATAAATCAGTTATGGCAAGACCGAACAGTAACGGCATTGTGGCACTCCACGATGACAAAGAGAGTAATCGCGGTTTCTTCTGCATGAAGCTCGTATCATATCTCAACGAAGAGGCAGAAATGGGCACAGAGTTCTATGAGGTTCTCTGGCATGAGCGTTTCGCACAGGCAAAGGCCGGACAATGCGCCTACCGGGATAAATGCCCCATTTACGCAAAATCCAAGCCACCATTCTAACGGCAAAGTTCATAAATCATCACATCACATCATCACAATATGAACGCAACTGAATTGAATGTCGCCGAGGACTGCCTATACCCCAGCGACAACAAGTATGACATTCCGTGTTTGCGGAGTGATAGGCAGGGAGGACACCTGTTGCTCCCATTCGCGCCGTATGGCGCCGGCAGAAAGACAAAATCGGCTCAAACGATCCATTTTTATGTGGAAGATTATCGTTTTGCAAGTGTATGGAAAAATCCTGCAAAAGTGTTGAACACTTGCGCCCGGGCCGTGGTAGAGCCTAACTTCTCGCTCTTTGACACAACACCTCTTGCGCAGGGCCTTGACCTCATCTACAAAAAGAGATGGATTGCGAGATACTTTCAGGAGTGTGGGTTGAATGTCTATGCAGACCTGAATGTGAGCAGCAAATTTTATGGTGTCAACCGACTCGGGATTCCTGCCGGTTACAACGCCTTTGCCACACGCGGCACACGCGGACACCTCGCCGAGTTAGAAACAGA